TTGGACGTAGGGGTTTCTTCCTTAAGTGTAGGCTCATCTTTCTTCTTACCATTGGCGCGTTTGATGTTGACGCCAAAGCTGGTCATCGTTCCAGTAAGCAACGAGGCAGGGAATGTTGGGTCCATTGCTTTGACATAGCCCAGGTAGTTGAGACTGAGCATTGCAATCGACCATGTAAGAACGGCCAGTTTGACAAAATCCGCCAACGGCGTTGATTCTGGCTCGTGCTCCTGCTTAACCTGTTCTTCTGCCATGATGTGCGGTAATTAGGTCGAAAAGTGTGGTAGAGGTTTGGGCGGCTATAGCTGGGGCAACTGTAGGGGCGGGTGCCCTTGCTGTTAAGAGCGCAAACCGCGAAAGCCTGCAAGGTCGTGATTCTTTGGTGCGCCTCACAAGTGCTGTAGACAATTTAAGTTCTCAGCTCGATCTCCTACGACGAGAACAAACCACCCTTCATGCTGAATTATTTGGAAGGCTTAGCGATGTTGAGCGCAGCGTTGCCAGGCTTGAAGGCATACAAGACAGGAACTAGACTTTCGGCACATACAGTGCCGTCATGGTTTTACTTCTAAAGCCAATCCTGTTTAGCTTCATCAAATCAAAGGCCGTAAAACAGTTGCTGTTGGATTGTCTGATCAAGATCAGCGAGCAGACTGATAATGAATTAGACGATGTCGCGTGCACCTATTTGAAAAATTTGCTATTTCCTACGGAGCGCGTTGAAAAATAAATGTGGGTTTGGGTTGTAGTTGTGGCTCTATCGTTGCTCCCCTTCTTCCATTGGTTCCGTGGCACTCCTCATCAACTTGCCGCTGTTAAAGAGCTTGAAGACTCCTTGCCTCAAGAGCTACTTGAGGAAGATGCCGCCTGGGTTGATGCGTGGAAAGCATCAGGCATTGATCAACAGGTCTACATCCCTTACTTCAGCCAGCTCGACAACGGCAGAGAGGGTTACCGCGAATGTTTCTCAAGTGCAGCCGCGATGGTTGCAGCGCATTTTTCGCGCGTCAAGACAGATGATGAGTACAACAAAATCCGTGACAAGTTTGGAGATTCGACCTCTGTTGAGGCACAAATAAAAACGCTTGAGAGTTTGGGATTGAACGCTCAGTTTCGGACTGATGGTGACGAAGAAATGATCGAGATGGAGATTGAAATGGGCAGAGTGGTTTTAGCAGGGTATTTTCACCGGGGCGATCTGCTGCGCGGTGAGCCACCAATGTGCAGTGGAAATGGATGTGGTCATTGGTTGGTTGTGACAGGGTATACAGGCAAGAACAGCAGCGATCCTGGCTGGGTGGTTAATGATCCAAAGGGAAAACCGGACCTAGTTAGGGGTGGACATTCAAACGGTGCAGGCGAGCGAGTAGAAGTAAGGCAATCAGAGTTCAGGCCACGTTGGCAGGTCGATGGTCCTGGAACGGGCTGGGTAATCTTGGTGGACGATCTGTGAATTGGTCGTATATAACCGCGTTTTTTCAAACCGTGGTGATCTCATGTATGCACCCGTTGAACTGGGAAGCTTGCCTGCCGGTGCAGGACTGGTTATTCCCCGCTATAGGTGATTTGATACAGCTGAAGAAAGAGGGGATTTATGCCTCCGAAAAACGAGAACTTGAACAGTTTCGACTGGATGGTGGTCAAACCCAGTCTGGAAGAAGAACTAACCCTTGAGAGATCGATAAGATCCATCGAAGACTGTGACAACGTTGATATTTTGTCTCAGCTATGCGTCGCAATGGCCCGTCAGCAATGGGCTCAAGGGAGGCTTTTGAAGCAAGCTATAGGCCAAATTTCTCTGTTGGAGGCTGTGCTCTCTGGCGGAGAGCAGAAACCCTAAGAGCTTTCTCTAACGTGGTCAGCTTTGGGTTGGATTCGTGCAACGTGTCCCGGACTTTTGCTTTGGCCGCGTCAATTTGATCTTGAGGACGGGTCGTCCAGTTCATGTTCACGGGGGCCATGACTCAAAGGTTGAGGGTTGGTCTTGTCGCAGTTATAGAGACTTGTCAGGTAGGTGTAAAGCCACTCAGCCTGCCACTTTTGCGCATGAAATTTTGTAAGGCCAGCCGCTTCGATTTGCCAAACAAGCTCTCCATCTTTTTCTACTTGCTTGATCGTTGGCTTCATCTCAAAAGAATAGGCACGGTGGTAAGCCGTGCCCATTGAATCAATCAAAAATCGACTGAGCTGTTGCCTGAGATCTGTTGCAGGTTGATCGAGCCAAAGTCACCGTATTGACCGGTCTGACCCTTGCCGTTCAGGTAGAAACCTTCAACCTCAATTTCCTCCTTTTTAGCAAAGTCCCATACCTTGCCAGGCTTAACGCGATCAGATTCGCCAGCCAGCTTTTGCAGGTAAGACGCAAGCTCAAGGATGGATTGCTTGGTCACAAACAAAGACAACTGCTTGGGTTGTTTGCCTTCTGTATCGAAGCGGTTTTCACCGACAGACCATTTGATTTGGTGAGTAAGAGCGGGGACGAAATCAGCCATCGAGATTAACTCCTTTAAAAAATTTTGAGAGAATAGATTTGATCGCAGCGTTTTTTACGCCACTGTGATTTTGATCAGCGTAATGCTGAACATTTTTGGCTAAGACGGGGTCCAGCCGAACTTGGAAATGCAGATGACGCCGTTCCTCGTCACGCTTAGCTTGTGCTGTCTTTTCATCGTCAGACATAGTTTTTCAAGTTGACGTTCATCCAGTCTTGATGACGCTTAGCCGTCAAGGCGGGGGCAACTTTTGCGTCAGCCCCGAGATTAAAGTCCCGTCGAAAGTCCGTACAAAATCGAGCAAGATTGTCAGGCGTCAGTTCTTTGACGAGGCCAAGGCATTGTTCGCGATCTTCTTTTGACAGAGGTTGGTCCTTGTCGGCAATGCCTTCAATCTTTGCTGCAGGTTTAGTAGCCGGTGCAGATTCTCCACGATGAGGATTTTCGACTTCTTCGCGTGCCCATAGCTGCCATGCAAGACCAAATTGTGCAGCAGCAGCAGTGCAAAGGCAACGTCGATGGCTGTCTGTTAGATCACGGGCGCTGACCTTTTCGTAAGCAATCGCGTTGTTGCGGTTGTCCATAATTGCCTGAGGAAAGTCAGGCGTTCGTTCACCATTTGGGCCAGTGAAATAACCAATAACGTAAGCCGTGCCGTTAGGAGCTTTCCAGACGTGACTGTTGTCAACGTAATAAGCAAGGCAAAACTGCCAGCCTGGGGCGTGATCATGCAGCAAGTGCATCGTGCGGCACCAGTTGACATAATCGGCTTTGTAACTCCCAGTTCCTTTTTGGCTTACGTCATCAGTTGTGATGACATTGCCAAGGTTAGGGAATTGCAGCGATGGTGATGATTGCGGAGGGTTGTTCGTTTCTGGCATAGCGTTTTTGGGCATTTAGAGCAATCACAGCCGCATCGTCTTCGAAGCAAACGCCCGTGCAACTATCTAGGATTGCGCGGCTTAATTTGTCAACGTCGCCTATGCGTGCGGTGCAATGAGAAGGGGCTTTGGGCTTGAGTTCTCCGTTACTGCGGAAGTGTCCTTTTGGCCTGGCAAATATAAAAGTGACCGAGACCAAAATGGGCTTATCCATCATGGCATACCAGCCATCAGGTAAAGCCTCAAGCGCGGCATATTTAACGTCTTGCCGCCAAGGCTTGCAACGTTTGGAAGACTCCAAAAGAATGCCCCTGCCGACATGGCGCTTGCTGCCTTGTGGGGCAGGTTTACCAAGAACGGTAAACGTGAAGCTACTTGGACAGGTTGTCGAAGGCGTTGTCAATTGCAGAGTTCAGCAAAGCCAAGGCAAGCGTACTTGGTGCGACTTTGCGTTGCTGTACTTCGATTGTTTGGCCTGCAACTTCGACTTCAACGGTGTAACCGGAAGTGGTCTCAGAAAGCTTTGTAAGCTTTTCTGCGCGTTCGGCGTCAAGATTGATGGCGACTGATTTCATGGTGTTGATTGGGTAGAACGGGACTTACGCAATAGCCGCCCAAAGTTAATGAAACTGGCCGTGATTGCCGCGTGCTTTTTGCTCGCGTGTTTTAAAAAAGCCTTCAAGGTCAGGGAATTGATCCATCAAATCACGGGCCGCAAAAGCGGTGTGATTGTTGTTGATCTTGAGGCCAAGGTCGCCGGTTGTTGCGCGTGT